ATCCACGTAAGTCACAACTTGAAATTTTTGAAACAACACTAGGTCTAATGTTGGCAAGAAACAGACAGCCGACAGGTCGTATGTTAGCAGACGTTCTTAGAAGATCATTCCGTGAGGTAGAAACTGCTTCACTATTAGATTATGCATCAAACGATCCACGTGCAGTTATTGGTAAATATATGAGTATTTATAAAGAGCTATATACTAACATGTCTGGTGCATTAAACATGGCAGGTGTAGTTTCAACAGAAAAAGAACGTGGCCCAGGATTAGAATGGGCACCAGATTTATTTAATGTTCCAGGTGCAGCGAACATGGCGAATATGTATTATGGATTAAGACAACAAGATTCATCTTATTCTACTATGGGTATAGACGTACCAGGAATGGGTATACCTTCATTCAATGCATGGTCTACAGGTAATACCGGAACAATCACACAAGATAATGTAACAACAAATCAAAACACACAAAGTGCTTTTGATTATTGGAATGAGATATTTGACTAATGGCTGATGTAATAAAACAATTTCAAGAAAGCGTCTTTAATAAGATGCCAGCGGACCAAGGACCAGCGGATAAGAAATTTGTCGCACAGTCCCCAATGGGAATTCCTATCACCAAAGCACAAGAGATTATAGGAAAGAATCAACAATGGGCAACTGATCTACCACTTGCACCTTTTCAATCATTAGGAAATAAACTTATTCCTTTTGGAGCTCCTTTTGGAAAAGAAAACAGATGGTTAATGAATGAAGAACAAAAGAAATTATGGGAATCAAAGCAAGCTGAGTCTATTGCTTATCAGGAAAGAAAAGCAAAAGTTTCCGATCAACTAGCAACTATTTTTGATAAGGCTGAAAAAAGATTTGAAGAAACTGGTGATGAAAAATATAAAACAATGGCACTACAAGCCAAGAATGATATTCTAGCACAGTCAGGTTTAACGGATGCAGACTTTGCACCGGTAACAGGTGATACCTATTCTCTTTATGATGAGTTTGGATTATTCCGTGAAGATCCTAATCCTTATCCAATGGTGGAAGCTGCTGGCTACATGACAGCAGGAACCTATGGAAGTATTAAAGGATTTAAAAATCCAAATTTAAAACCTAACTTTGGATTAGTTAAAAAATTTATGCAAGGTGCAGGGAAAGGATTTGTAAAAGGAAAAGGTGGATGGCTTGGACGTGTAGGGAACAGTATTTTATATGGTGCAGCCGGCGTTGCTGGTGCTGATTTTGGATATGAAGTAGTACTTGATACAATGAACCGTGCAGGAAAGGCAAAAGAATTTATGCGCCTTAATCCTGACCAACGTATAGGACTACTTGATACCCTTGCACTCGCTGCAACAGGTGGTGGACAAGAAGCTTTAACATTTGGGCCAGAAGGAATTAATCGTCCTGATTTACCTAAACGTTTAGAAAATGCAATGGATGCAGCAGTTTTTGACGCCGCAATCAGTAGTGTATTCTTTGGATTACGACCACTATATATGGGTCTTAAAGGTTTTGGTGGAATGGTTGGTGGGTTAAAAACTAAACCACCAGCTGCAGACGTTATGAAGAGTGGTGTCTTTAAAGATCTTGGTGCACCAACACCAGATCAAATTGTTGCGGCTGATATGCGTCTTGCTAAATTTGATCCAACAAGCGCAACATATATTGGTAAAGAAGGAAAAGCATTTGGTATGCCGTTTGGTGGTTCCAAATCAATTCCAGCAGTAGAAAAAGTTCAAATGAATATTCCATTTATTGGTGGTGGCTTAACAAGAATAATGAAATCAAAAGCATTTGATTGGTTAGGTCCTACATCAAATAGAAAAACTGATGACTGGAAAAAATTATCAACTTGGTTACCTGAACTAGAAACAATGGCGGGAACAACTATCCCTCGTTTCTCTGTGTCAGGTAGACCTTACATTGGATCATTTGTTAATGCATTCCAACGTGTCCCAGCATATGGTGGACCAGTCAAGGCTGGTATTCAAGTTGCTGGTGAAGCACAGAAAATACGTGCAATGGAAATGCTTGGTAGATTTGCACCGTATGTCAGCACTGCTGAAATGGGTGTAGATTATATTAAACTTGCAGGTAAACAAGCAGATGATTTTGCTAAGAGAGCACGACTGATGGATGATGAATTATATAAAGCTGCTAAGAGTGCTGGTGCCATTATTGAGGATTCATCAGTAGTACAAACAGCAAAAGATATTTTATTTAGATCCCATAAAATGGGAGGCGTACAAGGAGAGTTTAATAGTTTTCTTCGAAATCAAATTTTAAAACCATCAGAAAATTGGCAACCAGGACAACAGTTATTAACGCCAGGTAGAAGACCTATTGGTGAGATGTATGAACTTAAAAGAAAAATGGATAATAGTTATGCAAGATGGTCCAAGAGTGCTGACTCTGCTACCATTGCAGATGATTTACAAATGCTCTACAAATCATTTGAAGCTGATATGGGATCATTAGGAAAAACACCTTTTGCTAACTTAACAAAAAAATGGGTAGAGTATGAAAAGTTTTTAAGTAATGGTATGTTATTGTGGGGTACAAATGCAGGAAAGCAATTAGGAAATGTTAAACGTTATGGATATAATATTGCAATTGGAAAAAGCCCAGCACGTATTGCCGAAAGTTTCTGGGATACACTTGCAAAGAAAACAGATTCAGGAGTCTTTGTTAGAGAAGATATTCAAGCACTAAGAAATATTGTAGGGGATAAAGCATATAATAAAGGTTTAGGACATTACATTACAAAAATATTTGAAGATTCCATGTCAACAGTGGAAGGTATTCAATACATAAACCCGGATCTTCTTGCGAAAGGATTTGGAATTGGAACAAAGAGCTCTCCTCTTAAACAATTATTTAGAGAAGCATTACCTGGACCAACTACTACAGAGTTTAAAATATTTAATAGAGATAAAAATAGATGGGAAAATTTCTATGATGATCTTATGGGCCCTACGCCAAGTGTTCCTTCATCAGGAGTTAGAGCAGTACAAAGTAAGCTACCAACATACAAAGACTTTGAAGATTTAGCCTTGGTTCTTGACCGGGTATTCAAGTATGGTATGCCTGCGCAAAGTACATTCCTCGCACGTTCAACCGTCCTTCAAGGACCACAAGGAGCATTAAAATCAAGCACACCACTTGGAGCAGCAGCTGGTGCGTATGCATCACATGCAGCAGGTGGACCTTTATTAGCAATGGCTTCTTTCTTTGGACTTCGTTATTTAGGAAAGGTTGTTACCAATCCAATTAGAATGAGGAACTGGAAGAATGCAATGGATGATACTCTTCCTGAAGTACTAAGACTTCGTAACTTTGAAAGACTTATTCAAGCAATGCCTGATGAGTATGAAGAGTGGCAAATAAGTCTACGTGATATGGAAAATGCAAACAAAAGACAAAATTTAATTAATCAAAACAAACGATCTGCTATGGGTATTGTAGATCAAATTGATAACGCAATTCCTAATGTATTATCTAATGTTGGAAGAGCTGTTGAAGCAGCACCAGCATGGGCAAAAGATACTGGCGCAATTGGAGATGCTATGGGTTATAATCAGCCACCATTAGATGAAGCATCACAAGCACCAGTGGCAACAGCAGGATCTGACACAGGATCTTCCATAACAGGAAGTTCTGTTATGAATGCCCCAGCCGCCGCCTCATTATATACAGGTAATACAGATGCAGCACTTGCTAATCAATACGGTGGATATAATCAAGGTGGTGTTGTTGATAATCTTAATCCAGTAATGGGTAATGATGGTAAATTTACTGATCCACAAAAAGGAATAAAAGATAATCCTTTTCTTAAACAAGCACAGGATAAGGGAGTTATATAATGAGTATAAGAGATGCAATTTGGGTTATAGGAATTTTTATAGCACTAGGTGCGACGTGGGGTATGACATCCCAGCGTATTAATGCTATGGAAAGAGATGTGGATAGATTAGAAGAAGCTTTAATTCTATTTACTAAAATGGAATCAAGAATCGCTGTCATAGAGACAGAGGTTAAAAACATAAATAAAAAATTGGATAGATTATAATGCAAAAAGAAACTTTTGATAAACTTTTAGAATCAGTAAAAAAACACGAAGGGTACAGAAATAAAGTGTACCTAGATACCCTAAATAAGAGAACCGTGGGCGTCGGCCACCTATGTGTAGAAGATTTCTGGGAAGACGGAAAAGAGTATGAAGAAAGTTTTCTTATGGAAATACTACAAAAAGATTTACAATCTGCGATTGACCAGGCAGATAAAAAATGTGAAGGCTTAAAGATTTCAGACGATGCAAAAATTTTAATTATAGAAATGATTTTTCAGCTTGGGGGGAACGGAGTTTCCAAGTTTCGAAAAATGTGGCA